TTGGGGGGGACTTAAAGAACCCCCCACTTACTTAGCTTTTTCGTGTTTTTTTACCAATTTTTATATAGCAAAAAATAAAAAAAATAATTATTAATTAAAATTTACAACTATATTACCTACCATCTTTTCAAAAGTATATTTTTTTTTTTTCACATTTTTTTTTTTCACATTTTTCACTTTTTTTTTTATATAATATTTTTCTTTATTATTTTTTCTATATTCTTCAAAATATTGTTTTGGATAGGGATTCTTTTTTTGATATTCTCTCTGATAGTCATTATATTTAAATCTATTTTTTTCTCTCCATTTTCTAGCATATAACTTAGCATTTAAATTCACTTTTTCTCTATTCTTTTCCCTCCATTTTTTAACATATTTATAAGACATTAATATAAATTATTTTTTAATGTTTATATTATTTTTTTTTACATAAATCCAAACTTCTTATTTCTTTTAGCATACTGTTTTGCTTTAGTTTTCCTCTTTTGTTTAAGACTGGTTCTATAATCACCAAACATAGATGCTTTATATATTTGTTCTGCTTTAAATTGAGGTATTCTATCTCTAATAACAACATATCCAAATCCAAATTCATCATTTAAATTATCCTCATATGACGCATAGTTTTGTTTTTCTCTACCTTTATATATTTTTCCAATACCTTCTACATTCTCAAATACAGGTCGCATAGAAACAACACCTCCTAATTTTTTATCTCTAAATGCTTGTTTTTCCGTTTCATTATTTAAGAACATTAAAAATTCATTTGTAGCTGGTTGTGCCATCAGCTGATTTGGATTAAATCCTAATTTTTCTTCACCAAAAAATTTATAATTATCACTTTTTTCTTTTCCTACCTTTTTTGTGACAGGTGCTTGAAAAAATACCCTTGCTCTATCTTTTCCTTTTCTAAGACTTAAATCTAAATCTTTATCTAAATCATATTTTTTTCTTGCTTTATCTTGACTTCCTGCTATTCTAAATTTGGTAAATCTTCTCACTGGACCTCTACTATAATCTCCTCTTGTAGCTGCTGTTCTGGCTCCTGCTCTTCTCCTAATAGTTTCTTTAAGTTTTTGTTGTAAAGGTTTTCTAGCTTTAGCTTTTGCTTTGATTATATCACTTTTGGCTTTACTAGCAAATTTTCCCTTTAGCTTTTTTTTTTTCTTACCTCCTCCTTTTTTCTTACCTCCTCCTTTTTTTGGTTTAGGTGCCAAAGGTGGTTTAGGTGCTGCCTTTTTGGCTGGAGGTGGTGCTGGTTTTGCTACTGCTTTTTTCGGAGGTGGTGCTGGTTTTGCTACTGCTTTCTTTTTAGCTGCTTTTTTCTTCTTATGTTTTGCTAACTTTTTTTCACATCTATCTACTTTTTTTTGTAGTTTCTCAATTTTCTTATTTTTTAGTTTTATAATCTTTTTCCTTCCGTCTGCTTTCCGTTTATTAGTCACCATAACTATTATTAATATTATCATACAAATAAATTCTAATGTTGTAACTTTTAGTAATTGAATCATAATCAATGTGTATTGATTATAACTTAATTTGAATAATATATTATCAAATTTTTTTTCTTAACATTTTCTATACTTGTAATATTGAATATTATTCCATTTATTACCCTTTGATTGCATTGATGATATTCCATTATCTCTTGGTGTAAATATAGGTGGATAATATAGTTTTTTAACTATCTTTAATGAACAAATATGAGCATCTGGAGTTTTGTAATATTTACTACTTATCATTTTTTCTGCTATTTCTTTTGCCTGTTCCCACTTAGGTATATATAATCCCCAATTTGATTGAACTCTAACACCTTTTTGTTTTAGATCATTTATACCATTAGTTAATTTTATATTTTTTTCCCAATCCCTATTACCTTTTGAAAAACATGTAGGGTGATGTATAGCACCACCTAACCATATAGGTTCTTCTCCTAATTCATCTATATCTGGAAATAAATTAATTTTATAACAATCATCTTCTAATAATATTAAATTATCTATTTTATTTTCATATTGATATTGAAACATTCTATACCAACTATACCAACATGCTATTTGTTTTTTTCTAAAATTATCAGAATGAAAAAATAATCTTCTCATTTTTTTTCCTACCCATTCTGGAGTGTTTTCTGGTGTTGATGCCTTTAACATTACAAAATTATAATTTAATCTATCTCTCCTCATTTTACCAATTTCATTATCCATAGATAATACTAAACATTTCATATAAATATAGTTTATAAATAATATTAATAATAATAATAATAATAATAATAATAAATGTAAAATGTAAAAATGTAAAGTTTTTGAGATGTATAAAAATAAAGTATCGTATAGGGTTTAAAAATTGAATATACTTTAAAAAATGAGTTATCAAAATCTTTACAATTTTACAACTTTACCAAAACTATATTAATCTTTTAATTCTCCAGATATATCTACATCTTGTCTATAAATATCCATTAACATATCTCTACTTGTTCCCATTCTATAGGCTATGTCTTTTATATAATTTTTTTTCGGACAATCTTTTAATAGATTTGAAGCAAATATATTTCTTAACATTGAAGCACCTATCTTTTTTCCACCATATTTTAAAATACTATTACCTATTAATTGTGATAAATAGGCATCACTCATAGGTTCATCTGGATTTTTTGATGATTTAAAAAAATAACTATCTACTTTCCAAACATCTAAATAGGTTTGAATATATTTCATAGTTTCATCATTAATAGGAATAATTTGTGTCTTATATTTTCTAGATGTTTTATAATCATTAAAAATGAATTTTTTTTCACCTATACAACACCAATTAAATCGTGGGTCTAAATCATTAGATTTTACCCCTAATGGTGCTACTCTCATTCTACTATAATCTTTAATTCTTCTTGGAGGATTTAATTCACTTTCTAAATATAGGGATAATACCATAGTTTCCCTACATGCCTGTTTTAGAGGCATTCTATAATTTCTTTTTCCCTTCCAAAAATCCCAATTATAACTATTATAAATAGATTTTGATTCATTTAGAATATCTTTTAATTTTATCCAACTAACCCAATCCTTTTTTTTGTTTTCTGTAATCTTTCCATAATAATTATCTTTTATCTTTCTTAATTCTTTGAACTTATTTTTTAATAATTTAACTATTTCACTTTTTTTATTTAGCTCACAATATTTTATCATCATACATAGTTTTGACATCTGAGTACCTATTGATTTGAATTGTTTAATATGATAAAATAATAATTGTATATTATCAACAGTAAATAGTTTATCAACAGCTATATTTAAATCCCTAAGCATTTTTTTATACGAACTATTATATGTTGCTATAGTTGATTTGGATATATTTGTTTTTTCCATTTGAATTTTAAAACTCATCTATATATAATATATGGGAGGATTTTTTTATATCGAAATAAACTTATATTATTTAAAAAACAAATTTTTTAAATATGTATAGAGTATAAGATGGAAAAACTAAGAATCGACCAGACTGTAGAAGAAAATAATTTCTCACATATAAATACTGAGGTTATTAGACCTATCGCACAATCATCTCAGTCAATTCTATTCAATATTGAAAATAGAGGTGGGTCTTTAGATAGACACACTACTATAGTATTACCTGCTATTTGTGGTAATCCTCAACAGTTCTTACCTATTAATGTTGGTATAGCATCTCTAATTCGTAGTGCTACTTTAACTATAGGTGGAAAAGTAATAGCACAAAACGACAATGTTGGACATTGGGTAGGCTTACAATCTTCATTTCAACAACAGGAATTCAGAGATAGAGTATTAAAAGCTAGACACGGCATAAGGGAACAATATGACCCTTGCGAATGTGGTCAACTAAATATAGGGGCAGGAGTTCAAAGATATCCAGCAGGCAAATTATCCCTAAAGGACTTGAACTATGCTAAAACTTTTACAAATACAAACCAGAATTCAGCAGCCATTTCTCATAGTTTAGATACTCCAGATGGAAGAAATTATATGATAACTAATGATGTAAATACTACAGCAAGGCTATATCTACGCATGGAAGATCTATTTCCTAGACTCTACGGAGGCACCCAGCTACCGATTCATATGCTTACAGGATTATGTCAGCTTAGATTACAATTAAATCCAGCTGATAGCGCTATATGTAATTCTCAAGTAAATATAGGTGCTGGTGTTGGTGCTGATTATGAACTAATTGCTGATGAGGTAGTCCTCTTGACTGACTACTTAGTTAATAAAAATGATGACGAAGTAGCAAGCAGAATTATGTCACCTGAAGGACTAAGTATAGTATATGGTGATTTAGTTTGGCAAACAACAAGAATAGATGGACAAACGACCTTACCTGATAATACCTCTAGAAACTATGTAAGATATGAATTACAAGTTCCTATGGCAAATCAGATAGTTAGACAAATGTATATGATGTTTAATCCACAGCGTAATCCCAATGTAATAGGCGCTCAGTTAGCTAATGAAGGAGCAGGTACCTATAAAAGAGTATTAGTAAATGGTGCTGGAAGACCACCACACCCTTTAAAAAATATATATAGTAGTGATGCCTTAACCTATTTATCTGATGGTTGTAGATTACAGGTAAAAGTAAATCAATCTAATGTTTATAATCAACCTTTAGAAAACGCCTCTCATTACATTCATGAATTACAAAGTGCCTATGGAGCTTCTTTCTGTATGCCTCAATCTACTTATAATTATATAGATGCTGCTACTGATGCCGATGATGCCGCTACTGCTGGCACTGTAGTTAATGCTGGAGTTGTAGCTGGTATATTATTCCCAGAGAAGGGTCTAATGTCCCAAACTGCTAACTTCCAAAACATCAGCATATTTAGTTTAACTGGTTCCAATTTTTACGTAGGAGTTAATCTACAAAAGCCATTATTAACTAATGATGGTCGATTAATGAGAGTAAATATGGCAGGAGCAGGAACTAAAATAGGTCAAAGTCCTATAATTGTAGAAATAGATAGATTAACTCCAATAAATCAACAGTTAGATAACAGAGATGTAAGAATTTGTTGTGTTGTAGAAAAAGTTATGAATATCAGAAATGGTATAGTTAATATTGTAGAACAGTAAGTTTTAAAATCTTATACTATAAAAAAAAAGTATGAGATTTTACATTATAAAAAAACTAATTAAATTTTATATACTTTTAACTATTATAGAATATTCCTCATATATGGTATTTTAAGTCCTAGTATTTATCACAATAATCCAATCTTTATATTCTATATATTCGAAATCATCTCCAAATACATTAATAGTTGGTTCTTCTTCATCTAGTTTTTTATACAATTCTGGGTTTTCACCTGCTAGAAAATCTAACCAATTTTCTTCACGAATATCTCCACAATTAACTAATCTTTCAAAGTAATATTGTCCTTGCTCTCTCATTTCAATTGAAGCATTTAGATAATCCACAAAGAATTCACTACAATGTTTTATTTGGTCGTCAAACCAATTTTCAAATTGAGTTTGATAGTAATCCTCTTTTTCACAATCATCTGTAAATAGTATATGTCCAGCATCACAAGGTTTTTCAAAATCGGTGAATTTATATTCTTCATCACAGTAAGGAGTAATAGTAATTGATTTAGAAGTCATTATTATTTTGTATTATTGATAAGAATATATACCTTATCAATAATATATCAAATTTTTTTTTATTTCACATATATTCTGTTTTAATTCATAACTACAGGTCCAGAAGCAGTAGCTACAATTCTTTTTGTGCCTAAGAAGTTGGTAAATCCTTCATTTGGTGCGGAACCATCAAGACCACTCTCTATCTGTTGCTGGAATGATTGACCGCCCATGTAATTGGTGCCCTCAGATGTAGAAACATTTGCGTATCTAACACCTACACCAGCAGAAACAGGGAAATGGTCTGGCTCTAACCAAGATTCAGCACTACCATAGGATTCTGTTGATGCCTGTAATAGGGTATTATTTAATAAACTAAGTGGTGTAAGAGCAGACATATAGTAATATGACCTTTGAGTATCATAGTTATTTCTGCCTAAGTTATTTTGAGTATAGACTCTTTCATCAATAGGGAAGGAAAGAGGCATTTTTGTGCTATTCTTTAAGAAATTGGTCTGGAAAATATCAACTTTATCATTATTAGCATTTTCTAATTTATTTGACTGAATACTATCATTATTATAGTTATTCAATCTATTGGACCTAATAAAAGATGTTAAAACAGAAATGGCATTTGAAGTATTAGGATTGTATAAATTCTGATTATTACCAGTTAATACTGTAGTTTGTAGGGAAGTAAAATGCCTAAATTCATAACCTTGAGATAGAACAGGAGCATTTTCTTGAAGAACTACTGTTTTATAAACAAGTCTTACTCTATTCATTCTAAAGAAACTAGGATTTGCGGTATTTGGGTTATTTGCTCCACCAATAGGGGCTGAACCAGCAGGTATAGCAGCATTTTGACCACCAAATAAAGCTGTTGAAGGCATACTTAAACTAATTGTAATTAATAGAGAACCGCCTATCATGCTGAATGGAATAGGCTTACTCTGAGATAGACCACTATATAGTTTCATAGCTACTTCATTTTCACTATTTAAAGCAGTTTGATTCTGGACGGCTCTGGCTCCTGATTTGATACCATATAGATGTCCTGCCCATGTTAGACAATCATCTTTAGATAATGTTAAAGGAACTACTTTATTAAGTAAATGTGGGTATGAATAGATACTTTCTAAATTATTACCCATAGCATCTTCATATACTATACTCTGAATACAACTATTTAAACTGGCTCTGCTATTAATATCATAAAATCTACCACTAGCATTGGTAAAAGCTGGAGTTGAGGCACCAGCAGCCGCTCCACCTGCACCACCTGCTCCACTTGGAGCTGTAGGTGCTTGAATATTCATGCCTAAAATACCAAAATTATTAAAAGGTTGTCCTGCGTTGTTTGTGAATTTAATATTAGATAATAATCTAATACTGTTTAAATCGATCATTTCTGTTGCTCCACCAGATAATCTAAATTGAATATTAAAACTACCTTGTTGAGAATCATAGTTTTGAATACTATTTAATGGTGTGGTTTCGTTGTAAATGCAATCTACTAAACTCATTATATAAACTACTATAAGATTTAAAAAATAAATAAAAATATATTTTAAATTTTACAATTTACTAATTAATTCATTACAACTCTACCTCCTCCTTGGAACATAATAGTTTTCGTATGGTAAATATAGAAATGATACAATAAAGATTGATTTGTATCTTCTGAATAGTTAATTCTACATTTTAAGTCAAACTCTCTTAAATCCATGGAATCTCCATATGGTCCAAGGCGACGTCCTAAAACACAAAATTTAGATGGATTTATAATGTTTTTAATAGGAAAACTACTTTCAGTTAGAGCTTTTTCTAATTCAATAATTTGAAGTGGAGAAACTCTGCCTACAGCAAGTCTATCAAGATGAATTGGAACATTAGGAACTAATGAGCCATTTCTCATTATCCACTGGTAGCTTGATAATCCTAATACCTCTGGCTGTAAAGACCTTCTACCAAATAATAACTGTTTGCCTAAATTTTCATTTGTGGCTAAAATACAGTAGGCGCGAGATAATTCATTAGGTATAAAGATTTCATTAGAACGGGCATTTCTAGTAATATTGACTCTGACATCTTGATAACTATTATATTGAATTCTTAATGCTCCAGATTGAGCCTGTTCTACCATTGTAGCTAAATATCCTGCTGGTGCTTCAACTACATTTGCTACATATTCTAAATCAGTTAATTTATAACTACCATTAAATCTTTGACCGGCATTGCCATCTCCATCATTAGGATTTTGTCCTAAGTCTAAGGCAAGTGGGGCATTATCATTTATATTTACACCTTTAGTTGTTATTTGGGCGAATCTAACTACAATTCTATTATCAGGAGCATCACTAGTTATAGATGTAATTGTAGCAACTGCTCCACCAGCATCAGCAACTATAGTTCCTGTTCCAGCACCACCAGCATATTCTATTATCATTTGTTGCCCTACTGCTCCTATAAAGTTATTTACTCTATCAATTTGATAACCTGCACCAGCAGTGTAACCATTAGCAGCACTAGGACTACCTAGGACAAACCCTTTTATTTGTGTGCCATTAGGTATATTAGCACCTGCTATAGTTTGAAAAGCATCAGCATTATCTACATAACCTACAATGGTATAATCAGATTGAGTAGGTCCAGCAGCATCAAAAGTATTAGGTAAATTAGTTCCCCAATTAACATTAGGGTCACCATTGGCATCTAGGTAATTACCACCAGCACCTAAATAACCTATTCTACCTGTTCTTGCTGTTGTAGCACCTATACCAGCAGCATTAGCAGCTATATTACCTGACCCTTGATATGATTTTAGATATTGAATATTTAAAAACTTGTTTGCTGCCATGAGTCTAATTTTAATGACTAAACCGTCCAAAACTATAAGTGGTAAAAGTTCTGTTTTAGCGGCACTTAAAAGACCACTCAAAGGAAATCTATATAATACCTGTGCCTTTCTTCTTAAATTAGAAGATACCGCTGTTTCAGATTCTAATTTATAAAACTGTGATTCTAAACCACCTGTAGGGTTATTCCAACTTGTTGTAGGTTGTCCTGCGGCTCCATTAATGGTTGGAACCTCATTATAGTTACCTCCTGCGGTATTATCTACAAATAGGGGATTACCTAATTTACATCTTGCTCCAAAAATCTGATCTAATTGGTCATCATTGACATTATTTGAATAGTACATTTTTAAAGAATTTAATAGGGCGGCACTAGATATAGTTTCTAAAACTGTGGTCATATTACCGTCATAGATAGTTATTTCTTCGAATGGAAAAGCGCCTTGGTCTGGGTCAGGTATAGCATAACAGCCATCAGTATTCATTTCTAAAGAATATTGTAAATAGGAATCTGAAGTGTTTATTAAAGGAGCTGATGCTGGGTCTAATCGAATTGTTATAACATCTCCAGTTGTAGAACTTGCTGTAAAAACATCGTTACCTCTATCACTTTTGAAACTTATTGATTTATTCGCTGTCTTCATATATATTATTACTATATATAAAAAAAGTTTTTTTAATTTAAAAACTAACTATAAATACTTTGTCCCCCCATTCCAACATATTTTCCCGCCACTTGAACTGTTGGTTGTTCTATACCTGCTATTTTAGATTCAACTTGTTTTCCAGTTGTATCACTTGACTCTAAAGATTTTATTCCTTCATAGGCTCCTACTCCTATTGCTGTGGCTGTTGCTATTCCTGCTATAGCTGCTGTTGCTATATCCAAAAAAGGTATAGCTGCCGTTGCTGCTGCAGTTACGTCTGCTCCAGCTGCTACTGCTTCGGCTGTTCCTGCTGCTGCTGCTCCTGCTATTTCTCCTCCTTCTGCTACTCCTGCGGCTGCTTCTGTTCCACCTTCGGCAACACCTAAACCTGCTTCTGCTGCTTCTCCAGCTGAACCACCTACTTCTGGTAATTCTACACCTGCTCCTTCATTAAAACTAGGATTTACTTCTCCGCTACCTGAATTACTAACTCTTGAATTTTGTGTTTTTCCAAATAATCTACCAAAAAAACTAGGTGCTGAATCTGGTTGAGAAACAGGTTCAGGATTTAAAAAACCTCTACCACCATCACTCGCACTTCTAAAAACAGCATAGGGGTCATCTTCAGCAAAACTAGAAGGTTCTAATCTACTTATACCTGAAGTTTCTTGTTCTTCTGGTCCTAATGTTTCAACACCTACTACCTCTGCTGTAGTTGGTTGCGGAGGTTCATCAAATTCAGGGTCGGCACTTTCTAATTCACTTGCCCTAAAACTTGGTTGTTGTTCAGATTCACCCGCTCTAAATCTTGCTGGAAGTTCTTCTTCGGTTTGTTGTCCTCCAGTTAATCTCGCTAATCCTGTTTCTCCTGCTGATGGCGCATCTGGAGTAAATAAATCCCTACCTCCAAATATTCTTTCTGTTTCACCCGCTATTTCATCATCATCTTCCTCACCAAATCTAGCTTCAAACTCAGGGTCTCTATCTGCTTCACCTAATTCTCTTCTTCCATATAAAAAATCCTGTAATGGTGTATTTTCATCTATATCACTTGCTCTCATTCCGCCTTCTGGATTTCCTTCGCCTTCCCCAGTTACATTTTGTTCGGCTCCTTCATTTTCTACATCATTTTCACCTGTATTTCTTTTAGATAGTTTTTCCTTTGCTTTTTTAGCAGCTTTTAAACCTAATCCTCCTGTAAATCCTACAACACCAGAACCAGTTGAAGCTATAGTGCCAAGTGTAGAAAGTTTCTGTTGATGGGCGGCTTTAACTTGTTGTTCTAAAGCATTTGTATTCATTATATCTCTGACCTGAGATGCATAGGCACTTGACCTTCTTTGCTGTAAAATAGCTTTAGAAGCTCCATAGGTTTGTAATCTATATAATTGATAATTCTCCATTATATATATTACATTTAAAATTTTTTTACTCTACCAGTTTTCCTTTTGGCCTTTTGTGCTTTTTTCACTCTTTTTTTCCCTAACTGTTTAAATGTTTTAGGTGTCTTCTTACTAACTCTTTTTGTAGGTCTATATACATCTCCTTTTTTTTTGTAACCAACACCTCCCCTTTGGTTTCTCCATTTTTCTTTAAACCATCTACCTAGATTACCTTTTGATTTAGTTCCACTATATTTACCTCCTGCTTTTTTATATGCTTTTACAATAAGTCCCGACCTATAAGCTGAATGTTTAGGTACTTTTTTTTTTATTCTTGCTGATACTCTGTTATATAAGGTTTTATTAGTTGGTTTGGGTCTGCTCATATATTTAAATGACATATTGTTTTTCTGGGAACCTATCAGTGGGATACAATTTCTCTACTTCTGAACCCCATTTATAGGCGGCTGGTCCATGTGTTTCGGGATCTAAATCTCCATTTATATAAAGTGCTAAAAATGAATAGGGTGTGCTATGGACGTAATTTAACATTTCCCGCATGTGGTCACCGAACATGCTATTATATTCCTTTATAATATCTATATTTTCTTCTTTATTAGCCAATTTTCCTATAAATAACACATTTGCACAAGCTCTTATATTTCTGGGTATACTACTTGTATATCTCTGACTACTGATACATAACATACCACCGCCTCCATGTGTTAGAAAATTATCGGTATCACCTACTTTAAATGGTAAAAATCCACGTAATATGTGCCTATAATTACCAGCAAGTTTAGTTAGTGCCGTATCATTTCTACTTTTAAAACCTTTCATTGATAGGGCATCATCTATTATTACAGCACAATTACTTCTAGGATAGCCACTTTCATCGTCTTCATCTTGGTCCATTTGATTATTTATGATATTTAAAATAGCAGAATCACTAACATCAGAAATTGGCTGTCCATAATATTCAAATAGGGGATTAAGTGTAGGGTCAGGACTAGCAGCGAAAAAATGGATTTGGTCATAGTAATATCTTAAATGTGAATCCCTTGAAAAAAGCTCTAATAATTTATATGTTTTACCTACGCCTGGCATTCCTATTAACAGCATTAAAGTTCCCTTTTCCACATTCCAAAAACGTTTATCAATTGGTCTTTTATATTTAATAGGTGTATCATCATTTAATAGAGGTCTTGAGTCCATATCTAAATCTACTATATGTTTTGATTCATCAACCATTATTATATATTTTGATAATAAAAATCTTAATCTATATTAATGGATAATAACCTGTTTGTTTGTATTCCAAGAGATATTGTTTTAAATTACACAGCAGATAAAAGAAACCACAGAGGTAGTAAATTCAGAACATTACATTTTTATAGGAATAAAAAGAAAATGACTTTTAATGACTATACTATCCAAGAGATAGATATATATAATGTTAGGGATATACAAACAGACACATTCTATAAAAGTTGTTATAAAAGCAAAAATGACCCGTACTATGACTGGTATTATTGTTTAAAGGAAAAGTATAATGACTGTAATCCTATTTATATACAAAATGAAATAACAGGCTCGGCGTATAAGAAAATAGAAGATGGCTATGTAAATAATAGATTAAAGAGAAAAATAGAGCCAGCTGTTTATAGAAATAAATACAATAAACCGATAGAAGTGCTATTTGATTAAAATCTTAATATATTATATGAGTGGATATATAGGCATTTGGGGTTGGATAAAATATTATTGTGGATATAAACAATTAAAAGTCTATTATAATAAATATCATGATACTAAACAAAAGAACATATCATACTGGTTTCCAAATTATATCTCTCATCACTCATCACCTATGTTAGTTCCATCACCTTTTACTCGACCTTCTATTAAACAGGATATTACCTCTATTCCTCCTTTAGAAATATAATAATATATTATAACCTAATATAATATAATAATATAATAATAATAATAATAATAATAATAATAATAATGAGAAGTGAAAATTGTAAAAATGTAAAAATGTAAAGATTTTGAGAACGTGTTTTTGAAAGTACGTCATAGGAAAAAAAATCTGATAGACTTTGAAAAAGCCGTTCTCAAAAACTTTACAATTTTACAATTTTACATTTTTGAGGTCCCTATTAAAATCACTTTCATAGTGTTTATAATACGAATCTAAGCAGTAATCGTAGTCCTTTTTTGGTAATTTATGTAAAAAATCTATTAACTTATTATTAATTTTATTTGTATTTTCAATAATTTCATTATTTAATGTTTCTGCTATATGAGAATAACTAAAGTTATTTTTTAATTGTAGATTTTTTTCAATAATATGAATTGCGTTTGAGAATACAATTTGAGTTTTTTCTATATCCCAATCTTGTAATGCTTTTCTATTTTTTTCTCTTTCCATTTTTATTTTTATTTGTTTCATTCTATGTAATCCCTCTTCAATTTCTCTTTTTTTATTTTGTTTATTCTCTTTTTTTATAGTTTCTGGTGATTTATAAAATTCTTTTTTTTTATAATAACTACTATGAAATAATGTAATCATATCATCTTTAATTCTATTTAATGGAAATTGTGCAGCAGTCCTGTAAGTTTTTGCTATAAATTTCGTATCTACATTAGGAAAATTTTCGTAATGAAAAATATTTTTTGTAGGGTCATCAATATATTTATTAAACAATAAATTATATATATTTTTAATAGCCGATTTAATCCATTTACCATTTTTTAGGATTTGTAATTTACATGTATTATGGGGAACTTTTTGAATTAAACATTTATTAGGGTGTTTTCTGAAAATTATTGAAATTAACTTCAAACAGTTATTAAACTTCATAGGATATGGTTTAATCTTTTTTTTAAGGCATGAATTTATTAAATCTAAATTATTTAAAATTGCATCAACACTATCGATACCATTTGTAACTATAGCTAATTTTTTTTTAAATTTCGGTAAATATCGAATTCTAATATCTTCCGCCATTTCTTCTCTGGTTTTATCAACCGCACCTTTCATTAGCTTACATCTTTTTTTGTTTAATATCACGTGTCTTTTAAGGCAGTTCTTAGTCGTAAATTCTTTTCCACATCTGTCGCACCTAAACATATTTTTATATAATAATAATCTATATAAAGATATTTTTAAGTAAATATTTTACGAATAAATTCCCATAAATTTTGTTAATATTTTACGAATTTATAATAAAAATTTATACTTAAAGAAACAATAGTTATAAAATCTATAAATGAAAGAAATTCAACTTAAACAAACAATATCGAATCTAAAGCAAAAAATAAAAAATCTAAAAGAAATGAGAGAAGAACTTTCTAGGAAAATTGCTTGGAATACATCTATGTTGATGGAAATGGAGTATAGCCTTATAAAGACAAACTCCTTTTTCTCTGAACAACACACTGACTCAACCTCCTCCTAGATATTCTATGTACTCCATAAATATTAGGTGTTGGAATACATAGGGAACATATTCTATTTAACCACTCACAGAATTTTCTCATATATTTTAATTTAAGATTATAAATCTTTTTAATCACTATCTAATAAATCAAATTTTTATGAAAAGTAATGAAGAAATGGATTATTTGTCTCTTTATTCATTCTAGGTCTTCTTTGTCTAACTGGATTATATCCTTTATTACCTATATATGCCTGATTACTAGCTGGTCGCGGATTTCCTCTATAATGTGGTTGTGGATTAGCTCTTGGATTCCAGCGGGTTTGTGCTGGTGTAGGCGGTCTAACTTTTGGTAGCGGAGGTCTAACTCTACTACGAGCAGTATGATTATAATTGATTTTATTGTGATTCTGCCGAGCTTGTTTCATTTTTTCATATCTATCCATAAAATTTGCAAATTGATTAAAATTAGCTTCTGGGTCTTCTTCAGGTTCTTGTTCATATTCAGGTTCATTATCTACTTCATAATATTCATATTCCTGCTGTTCAACAGGAGCATTTTGGACTCCTTTTTGTATAACTTGCTTAGCTTTATCCATGGTTTTTTGAACTTTATTTTTAGGAGGTTTTTTAACTTCTACTGCTTTTGATTGTAATTCCGCTAATTCTCTTGCTCTTTTAGCAGCTAAATTTCTTCTTCGTGTTTCAAGTCCTTTTCTTCTACCTTCTTCCATTCTTCTCTTAGCTTCAGCACTATATACACCTTTTTTTCTAGGTTTCTTAGGTTTAGGCACATAAACAGGAACTTCTTGCGCTACTTCTTTAACTTCAGCTACTTCATTAACGGGCTCAACTTTTTTTTTAATTTTTTTATCAGAAAATATTTTATCACTAGATTTAAATGCTTCTACTGGTGGTGGAGTGGTTTCAGGTGTAGGTTTTTGTAGAACAGGCAACATATTTCCTCTTTCGCCTAAATTACTCATCTATATATAAGTAAAATATAAAAATTTAGTAGTTTTACTTTATTTTTACATTTTTTTTACTTTTTTATAAACTAAATTACTTTTTGATATAGTCTAAATGCCTCTTCAACATTAGAATTATCTTGGGCTTCTAACTTTTGGGATTGACTTTTAACAGTTGTAATTAGTTGCCTCATTAAACCTGCAGGATTTGTCCTTAAATGAAATTCAAATGTGGTAGTTCCGACTATACCTTGTATTGTTCTTCCTTGCACGTCAGTTAATCTAATTCTTAAATTATTAATAGGATAGGGCTGTTTATTAATTAATGGGGTATATACTCGAGCATTTGGTTCATCATCTATAGTAGCATTATTAGGTGCTAATATCATATGTAAAGAATTAGTTAAATTTCCATTAAATTTTGTAGCTGAAAAGTTATTTAATGGTAAATTATCAATACATATTAATACTACCTGATCGTCTAGAGAATCGTTCCATGTTATATTGTTTCCTGCTCCTAATTCAGCTATAATACCATTTATAGCTATATAACTTATATTACTGTCGAGCCCTGCTATACAATTACATTTTTGAGATAGAGCCAATAAATTACTACTTGCTCTCCAATAATTAGCACTATTTAAAACAACTTCCTCTCTTGTGCTAAAAGGTGTCAAAATAAGAGTAGGGTGCCAATTGCCTAAATTTACATTAGCACCAGTTGGATCTATTCTTGATGCTGTTCCTCTAGTATTTAGGGGTGCTTCTTCTTCAAAACAATTGTTATCTACACCTGAGAATTGAATAGCATTTCCATTTTTGACTTTCCACCAATTCGCAACTCGCATTTTTCTACTTACAATATTACTATGTATAACCATTTCTGCTATAAATACACCATCTAAACTCCATCTAAGAACCATAGCGGTATTAGCTATTGGTTGTTTCATTTGTGCTGTTGCTTTAATCTCTTTTACAGCTGTTCCATCATAAACACCACCTAAATCTATTTCTTGAACTATATCTGTAGTTGAAGGCATACCATTTTCTAATATAGCCATTTCTCTAACTTTTAGATTTCCTTCACTATCAACAAACCAATATATAGGCATTTGTGGGAAAACTTCAGCACCATTCACATTAATTTCTAAAGGATTAGAACTAAGCACCGACCTTTCAGCCACTATCCAATCTTTATTTCTATCGTATTGTCCCAATGAATTTTTATAGGTTTCTTGTTCTTCAAAAATAAAACCTCCAAATATCTTACTATCAGCTGGTAGGGCTCCACCAGCATTATCTAAGTTCCATACGGCAAGATTAGTTTCAAAATCAGCAGCGGCGGTTATTATTCTATTATCAAATGGAAATGGGAAGTTATGGACTGATACACTACCGTAACCACCATTATTAGCAGCATTATTTTCTATATCTGTAATTTGTGGAGATACACCTGCTACTGGTGGAACATCAGTAAAAACAGGACTACCTTCATTACCTATCCAAGATGTAAATTCAATTGGATTATTAAAAAAATTTTTAAGATAGGGATAAATTTCACATTGGGAGGCTGTATTCCATACACCAGCCCAACCCCATAATTTATGAATGGATTGTGAATTTAAAGCACCAATAAGATTAGTTAAAAGATTCCTTGTATTATTAACAAGTCTAGGAGGTGCTTGAAGACCACCAGAACATTTAGCTGCTGGATTTTTTACTACTTCTCTCCATGCGCCATGAGTTAGTTTAATTATTTCTGGTTTCAAACTTCTTAAAGGATTTGGATAAGCGATAGCGGTACCATCTTGAATACCCCATTGTAATATAAATGTATCATTTGTATCATCTATATTAATTAATTGTCTAGTGTTTATTCTTGCTTTAACAACAGCAATTTCACTATCTGGCTGGATTGATAAAGTTTGGGGTAGCTTAACTGTAAATTCTGCTGGATTACTTCCTTGACTATTAGCAACAATAAGTCTATCAACATTCATATAAATTAATATAATACAATTATTTTAAGTATTTAATTTATATGAATTATTTGAATCTGAATTTTAATCAAGATTTAAAAACAGGGATTACTTTACTAAAACAATTGAAAGTTGAAAAAAAAAGAACTCCACCACCAGAAATAGATGAAAATAAGATATTTGTAAAATCTAATAAAAAAAATAAAATTGTAAAAAAAAAAAAAAGTAGAAAAAAAAAGAAATGTGGTTGTAAAAAATAATTATTCTTCTTTAGATTCTTTTTCCTCCTTATCTTCCTTTCTTTCTGGTTCTACTGCTCCTGCTCCTTCTGTCGCTGGTGTAGGTGGAGCAAATACATTAGAGAATTGAGCTTCTGCTTGTTCTTGAGTCATTACTCCTGCTGCTGCTGCTGCTTCCTCTTCTGTAGGTTCATATTTACCTCTTAATTGTATTTGTCTAGTTACTTCTTCAGGTAGTGCCGAACCGCCCAAATCCAAATCTTCTACAACTGCTGCTGCTCCTGTAGCTTCTAATTCAAATGGGTTTGTAGGACTTTCAATAGGAGTTAGTCTTTTTTGATATAGTGCGGTATCTGAAATTCTTTCGGGTAAATCAAAAAAATCTTCTAAATTAACTCCTTCTGTTGATAAATGTGGAGGAGGCTGTGGATTAAAATATTGTGGATTATTAACAGCAAAATCGAATCTTTGTGTAGCTGTAAAACCATTAGGGACAGCAAAAAAAGCCCCAGTATTAGGTATATCAGGCGATTCATCTAAATCTAAATCATCTCTATCATTTAAAATAATATCTATTATTTGTTGGTCTAAACCGAATGGTAAATCTTCTATATTTACATATGCTCCATTACGATTTGTAATGATAGCATCTATAATAGCCGCTGATTCTTGTGTAATAGGTGGTCCCGCGGTCGGTCTAGGAGGTGGTGCTATAGCAAAATTATAATTAGGAATCAAACCTCCTGCGCTCATAGGTGGTCCTACATCAATAACAGCAGGAGGAGGACCACCCCTAGCAGGTTCAAAAGGTTCATAATCAGCCATAGGACCCATATCTTCATCATCAACAATACCTATAGGTGAAGGTGGTCTAATTGATGGTAATATATTAACTATATTTTGATTAAATTTATTTAATCTACCATTAAAATTAGTTGGAATTTGAGAACGTAATTTATCACTAGGAGGTTTTGTAGCAACATTTATAAAGTTTTGAACTTCTTGTGGATTCATTGTAGTTAATTGAGCAGGAGTTTGTATTTTATAAAAAACTATTGTATGATCGCCTAAATTTTCAGCTATTCTACCAGATTGGTCTAAAATCTGTGTTCTAATTGAAGATAGTGGATAATCTTGTGTAATAGTTTTACTATATGAAACAGGATAAGAGAAAAAGAAATTACCACCTTTATACTGTAGATAAAATGTACCAATTATGTTCATGTGATTATTATTTGACCTATATCCTGATACAGGTAAATCTGTAGCAATCATGTAATAGGCATTTTGTAATTTAGATGGAAGATTATCAGCTCTGAGACTAGCTGATTGTGTAGCTAAGAAAAATGGTTGAAAGTTTGAATAACCTAAATTAAAATTCTGTGCCCCAGCTATATTTAAAGGTGTTGTTTGATAAAAGTAATTTTCACCATATAGAGATAAAGCTTGAGATGAACTTTGATTAATTTCACTATTAGTAGTAAAATATTTTAAACCACTATACCTTAAATCACGTGGTAAAGTTGTTCTCGCATATGTATTAGGAGCAAATCTATTATATGTTTTCCCAAATAGAGGTTTAAATTGTTCTAATTCAAATCCCAATCTATTTAATAAACAACCTTTATAATTTGTAGGGACGCCATTTACAAATTTACATTCTGGATATTCTTCTTCATCATTAAAATTAAAATCATTTGGGTCTGCATTTTCAGTTCTAACAAAAAGTTTATAAATAGAAATACCTGATTCGGCATCATCTATGCCTGTATTTATTTTTCTAATATAAGGTGTAAATATAGGTTGAGTAGAAATAAATTGACCTAATCCAGTTTCATAAGTTAAATCAAGTGGGGTAAAGTTCATAGTTTCTACATTAAACCCAGCTACAATTTGTCCTTCATTTCCAATTCCAGAATCATCTAAGGCATTTGTTATTCTAGGTGTATGAAATTGTGTAAATTGCATCCGACCATTTATAAATTTAAGTTGTGGATTTATAGCACCTACTTGAATAAAATTTACTGAATCATCTTCAAACATACTAAAAATACTAGGACCATCAACTAATTCATATCCATCGCCTGCGGTATTACTTAATTTAATTTGTTGCCTGCCAAATACATAGTCGCCCCCTGATGAACCTTCACTTGGCATATCTCCAGGAATAGGATTAGATGTTGTATTATTAAGGGGTGCTAAAAGTGGATTTGTTGTAGATTCAGGCGCAAAACCTATTGGTGTTCCAGTCGCTATCCTCCAGCAAGACTTAAAATCTGTAGGTGTTTGTTGTGTATCATTTACATAAAAAGAACCATCTCTTCGTCCTGTTCCACCAAAAGTTTCTGCGTAATTAACAAATCCGACTAATGGGCTAACATTTTCGTCCCAACCACCACCATTACCAGTATAGAAATTAATACCAACTAAAGGTAGATTAGCCTCTTTTATGAGATTAATATATTTTTCTGATCTATTAAATTTTATTGTTGGGTGAAGCATCATAGATGTTCCTTGGTCTGTAATTAATTGGTCTTTTAATCTTCTATTATCTCTTTTTATAAATTCATCATAATCATTCATTTTGTCAAACCATCGACTATGAACACGTATTTTATTTTCACTGCCTATATAATTATTTGGACTATAACCACTTGCTTCACCTGCGGGTGATATAATTCCATTTTTACTATATCTACTACATGGATAAATAACATTTGGACATATATAATTTGGATTTAGTCTATTTTCTGGGTCACCCATTTTATAAGGATTTCTAAATAATCCATTACTTCTTATATTAGGAAACCAATTACCATACCAAGACCAATTAGATTCTTCTCCTGTAATATCATATATTTCAAAAGGCGTGCTTATAAAATTAGTTCCTGTTAAAAAATTACTCAAAGCATTATTATAGTCGTCCGCCCAACCCATATCTAAATCTACATACCAATATAATGTATCAGCTTCTATTTTTTCCTTTTCAGTTTCAACACCATCATAAACTTCATTAGCTCTAAAATATTGTCTGATTCTCTCTAAACTTATAGTCAAATACATATTTGTAGGTATAACAAATCCCTGAGGTAAAGCTAACCATTCGCTAACATATTCCGCATTTGTATCATTCATTAATGCTCCACCTGTATCACTATCTGCTAATCCTATGTATGGTAAGCCATTAATAGCAAGTCCAACACCAACTAAAGCTGGGTCACCAGTAGGATTATCTAAATCTAATCTTGTAAAATCTCCTCCATTACTAGAATATTGAAAAGTTCTAAGATTAACATCTATCTCTTTATTTCTAACTTTAATATTAAAATAATTTTGAAGTTCTACTAATGTTTGTTGGTCTAAAGGTATTTCTAAATCTAATTGCTGTTCTCCTAAAGCATAGTCAAACCCACCCGTAGAGACTCTTCTACCTTTATAAACCATTAAACAATTTCTTCCACTTTCACCTATTCCCCATCTTCCAACACCTATTCTTACAATAGTATTTGTTGAATCTTCATATTCTACACCAACGATTACATCTTGTTCTCCACCTTGACTATTTACCCACCAATAGTTTCCGTCTAGTGTATCACTATTTGTAGCCCAAAAAGTTAAATAACTTATGCCACCAGTATTAAAAATTGTAGGTTGTTGATCTAAATTACCCAATCCTGTAAAAAGGTCAAATCTAACATTAGCATCACCTAAATAACCTCCTAATGCTATATCTGGTTTGGTAGAAACCCAATTTCTCATAAATAAACAAGTTCCATTGGTTAGATTGGCATTACCTAAAGTTCCACCAACATTACTAACAATACAGGCTGTTTGTGTAGCAACAATATTTTTTAATATTAATTCACTATCAGCATTAGGGGTTTGATAATTTCTATATAAGGCATCGGCATCACTATTAGTAAAATTTGCTGTATCTGAACCTCTATCTCTTCTGGTCCAAAATCCATATCTAAATCCATCTACATCACCAGCAGGAAAATCTAAAGCACCCCCAGAACTTTCACAAAAATTACTATATAATAATTTCATTCCACTAATCCATTTTTCAGGTTCTCTTGCGAATATAGTATCATAGGGATTTCTACCATTAAGAGCATCACCTAGCCCACCAGTAAAATTAGCACTAATATTTTTTAAGGTAGCAGAAGTTATATTAATTTGTCTTTTTCTTGAACCATCAGCATAATCACCTGTATTATCCATAGTTAATACACCAGCAGGGTCATTAGTTACATTTCTAGGAAATTGTTCTGTAACAACATCTACCGTATTTAAATCTTGATTTATAAAACTATCTTGTAATTTTGTATTTATTTGAAATGCTACTTCATCTGGAGTTTCTAATAGTGTTTTATTTAAATTCAAAACTACATCATCAACAAAATAGCTTGGAGCATTATCATAAAATTCTGTATCTCTTTGATTAGTTGGACCAGAAAAGCCTATATTTAATAAATAATACTTATCACTATTAGGAGCATTTTTTCTTAGTGCTGAATAGATACCTCCTACACCCATTAATCTTGTTTGAAATTCACCTGTATAAGGTTGTAGTGCTTCATCAGTTCCTAATATTTTTCTATCTTGTATAGGCACTGGTGAAGATTGTAATAGAAATTTTTTTACTGGTTTCATTTTAACAGCTGACATTAACCAATAGTCACCAGAAACAGGGTCGCGCATTTCATAGTCTTTACCTAATGGATTTGGAACTGCTACTTGTGGTGGTATTAATGCTCCACCACCTACTCCTTGCTCCATACAAGTTAAACCAAAAATACCAAAAACAGATGTAGGTATAGCGGCAGTTGATAATATATTGCTATTTATTGGTATAGCATATCCATAATTACCAGTTAAAATTCTAGGGTCGCCACCAAGATTCGGATAGGAGGGAAAAGCAGAAGGACTAATTATTCTAGAATTTGTATCCTCTTTACCTTTACCAGTACATATGAGAGGTAAGGTAGCTCCATTATTACCATTATTAGAAATCCAATAATTAACTCTAAGTGAATTATAGGAAGAAACATAATTTTTATTTAGTCCATTTCTGTTAGATAATTCTATTATATTATCTGTACCAGCACTTATTTGTTGAACTATAGAACCATCTATAGATATTTGACTACCCTTAGGAATAATTTGTGGTGCTGTTGTATTAGTGAAATCTCCTGAATTACCTACTCCAAAATCACTATTACATTCTATTATATCAGTTTTAAGGAATGAACTCATTATTATTATAGATGTATATATTTATATGAATTCATCTAACTTAATCGATATTGAAGAATACCTAAATCCAGTAGGTTGTGAAGAAAATGATACAAAGTTTTTTATAAGTGTCGTAGTAAATGTCGCCCTTTTAATTTTTGTGGGTGGTAGCGAGTTAATGGCTATATCTAAATGTAATAGTAATGGTATTTTAGATTTGCTATGTAAGGCAGCGAATAGCAGAAAACCTTTAAATAATGAAGATAATGTATAATATCCCAAAAAAAAAAAATTTGATATAAAAATAATCTGGTATAATATATATATCAATAATACAAAATGAATACTCAATTCAAAAATGAATGGAAATTTGCTTGTCCTAGATGTGGGCAAGAACAGGCAGATATAGCACGAATGAAAAGACATTACGCAAGAGTTAGACCGTGTATGGGAGTCTATAATTGTGAAACTAAAAAATATGAAGGACAACCTATACTAGATATACCATGGAAAGTTTTACAAGATGGTGTAGGTGTTGTATCAAGGAAAAGCAAAGTAGCACAAAAGAAAGCAAAAGAAGCTGAACTAAAACAAATAGAAGAGATGACTTATGAAAATTGTCCCCTCATTGTAGAAGAATATGCTTTTCTAAAAGATGGTATAGTTGAAAAATTATTAAAAACATTTTTGGATACCTTTATTAAAACAGGTTTTATTACCAAAATGAAACTATTTCCTAAAAGTATTCTTTGGAATGGAATATCAGGCAAAAATATTAAAAAAGAAGAGCATGATGTTCATCAATTAATGAAAAATTTTATGTTTAAAGTAGAAGATTATATAAAACTTAGAAAAAATTTATTTACTGAAAGTGAAATAGATAAATACAAAAATAAAAAATACTATTGCCATATCGAAAAAGTATTGTGTGAAAAAATTCAATATCATTTAAATATTAAAAATAGCTTAAATGATCCGATTACAGACCATCTACCTTTTTATATCAAATTTAACTATATATTAGATTTATTTCCTGTTTATAAATTTAGTCGTGCTAATTCTCATTTAAAAACAAATATGTATGTATTTAGTAGAAGAACACTATATATTCATCATAAAATTACAGGAGAAGTAATAGGATACTTTGAATTTAAACCTGAAGAATGGGACGATGATGGTTTTTTGAGAAGTAGAGATTGGGGAGGTTGTCCCAATCTATTTACTATGGAAATATTACATTAAAAATTATAGTTGTATATATTACTAATGAGTGATACAAAAATTAGAGTAAAAAGGGGTGAAAAACATTATTTTAAAAGAATCAGAAAAGGATTAAATACAGGTGAAATAGAACGAGTAGATAATAATTTTTGTAGATGTAAATGTGGTCAAATAATTAGATTTAATTCTTTTTATACTCATGTATCAAGCAAACTACATTACAAAAGATTATTAGAGAAAGAGAAAGGACTTAGATGTGTAATAATTAAAAAAGATAGTATAACTAATTATAAAGATGTTAAAATTAGAAAACCTGAATTTTTTAAAGAGAATTTTGGATTAGGTCCTGTTGGAATGGGGCGGAAAAATTATATAAATGACTATGATGAAATAAAAAAAATAGAATTAAAATTAGCTTTAGATAAAAAGGAGAAAATTTCCCAATCTATTAAAAGAGATGAAGATGGTAGGGCAGTAGTTTCTTTTTTTTAATTACAAACTAATATTTTTTTTATTTTACAATAATATAAATGGCATATGGAACGAAGAGAAAAATGGGTAAAGCTAAGCTTGGTGGTAAAACAGTTAGATTTAAAAAAGGTGCTCTTAGAAAACAATTAAAACTTAAACCTAAACAGAAATTAACTAAAGCTGGAATGCGAAGGGCATCAAAAAAAAGGGTTGGTTCTATGATTAAAGTAGCTGGAAAATCAGTCAGACTTACACGACTAATGAAAAAGAGATTAAATTTGGGAGCTAATTTAATGGCGAGAAAACGTTCAACAAAAACTAATGCTAAATAGGTTTAATATGAAGCGTTAGATTAGTTGGATTTGAAAATGTTGTAGGGTGTAAAATATCATTTGTAATATTATCTCTAATACTTACAACAATTTTGCCTATTCTTAAATGACCTTTATTATTTAATTTGTGATAAATTAAATGATGTGGGACTATTGATTCATCTGCTTCACTATCAAAACGATTATGATGCGTATAAACAGCTGGAACTATACCCTGAAAACTATTATTTGAAATATGATTTTCTATAGGTAAATTATCTAATGAAACTATAAATTCAGCTCTAGGTAATTGATTATTAGGAACAAATATTTTTTCTATGTAACCCGTGCTATGTCCTAATATAGTTTGGATTTGATGATTTGTCCATGTTGAAGAATTACCATAGGGAGTATGAATAACTAATTGATTAGCGGTTCCAAGTAAAGGTGTATTATTTTCTCCAAATGGTCCTAAAAGTCCTGATGTTTGTTCGGCTATACCTGATGTTGTATTAATTGAACTTGTTAAAGACCAAATAGCACCATCTTCAAATAATATATTTGAATTTTCTAAACTAATAGTACATGATTGTTGTGGATTAGAATAACCAACACCTATATAAAAATCAAAGGTATCTAAACCTGTCATTTTTATATATCTTGTTCCTCCATTAAATAATAAATTAGCAACATAATCAAAACCATTTAGGGTATAACTTTGAATAGAAATGTTACCCAAATGCATTGACCAAGTGGTATTATTTAAATCAATATTCGCTACTGGTGGTATTATAAAATTATTTTGAAAAGTGAAATTTGCCATAGGTAATTTGGTATTAGGGTGGTATCTTGTTCCTGGATTTGTAATAGTTGCTACACCATTATTAGTTTTAAAATAAAAAAATATAATTGAATTATCATTATTAGATACCTGGACCATATCAGCATATTCACCATTAGCCATTAATATAGGGGGGTCCAATTGTCTATGTAATCTTGCTCCTCCGCCTATAATCATATCATGTAATTTATAACCTATTTCTGGTATTTGATAATGGTGATTAGTTCCTGTATGAGTATCCATATTTAAATTTAATAATGCTATTTGATGATTGGGTGGAATAAATTCTGTTTTGAATAAATTACAAGAAAAGTTTTCAGGATTCTGACCTACAGAGCTTAATGTAAAAGTTTTATTCATCTATAATAATGGTATATTATAAAATAGCATCTATATTTGTAGGTCCATTAATAGGTTATATAATCAAAAAAATTAATAGTAAAAAAAAAGATGGTGTTCCACCAGAGTATGATAAATATAGACCTCCTGATACAGAAGAACATCATGAAGTTAAAAATAAAAAAAATAAATAAATATATTTTTTGTAAAGTTGTAAAGTTGTAAAGATTTTGAGAACTCATTTTTTAAAGTATCTTCAATTTTAATTCCCTATACGATACTTTATTTTTATACATCTCAAAAACTTTACATTTTTACATTTTACATTTATTATTATTATTATTATTATTATTATTATGTAAGAGAAATAGATTATATATTAATATTATGCTTTCCACAGCACTTTCCTTGCCCAAAAGTTAGCACTATTCTTATTGTTTTTTGTTAGTTTTCCTGATTTATCTCTAATACCTGCTGATCGTTTTAAATAGGATTCTCTTGCTTTTTTGCTATAGTTATGTCTGTATCCTTTTAATCCAAATCCTATTAATCGTTTTTTTCCATTTTTTTTTACATAGACTTTCATCTTATATTTAGAACTTTTAGGAGCTCTGAATGGTTTATATAATGGTTTAGTTTTCATATATTATAATCAATTATTTTTATTGTTACAATATGATATAATATGATTAGAAAAAGAAGATTATCTAATTATGCTCCCAAAAAATTACAACAAAAATTTATACCAAAATCTTGTGTATATAGGTGGTGTAATCAACAAGATAAAATAGGTATATCTTGTAATGTAGATTTACCTATAAAAAAAATATTAAAAGAGGAATTATTAATAATAGATGAATCATGTATTATTCTTAATAATAAAAATGAAATAGTTAATATATTTATAACCGAAGATGATGATATAAATATTGGTAAAATATTAAAAAATCATAAAAGATTTTATGAACTTACAAAAAAATTTCAAAAAATAAAAAAAAATATGTTTTATTCAACACGATTTAAAAAAAAGGATAAAAATGGTATACCTATTGATGGGACTGTAAAACCAATAATAAGGTATGGAGGTGAGAATTATCTATATGGCACTCAAAGATATCTTCACCCAACAATAAAGAAGCAAATGATTAGATATTTTCCTATAAAAGAAAATTATAGTGATGAATTTATAAAATTGAAAAGAGATTTATATATAGGTCTTTATGAATTAGAAAAACAGCATATTCCAGTTGTAGGTGAATATAGATATAACTTAACTAAAGATTATCCATGTATTTTCAGAGGATTATCAAGAAAAAGATTTGCTCCAACATGTATGGGTTCATCGTATAATTTTTCAAATCAACCACATAAAGATAGTTCTGTAAAAGGAACTATGGAAACAATCCTGTTTGCAGGAGCTAAAAACTATAAATTTAAGAATGATAAATATAATATTCAATTTAATCTAATAAAAAATTGTATTCTGTATCAACCTCCTACTGATTTACATCATACCATTGATACTGGAAATCATAATGGCTATGGATATGTTTTATTATCAAAGATTAATTTATGTGCTCAAAGTAAATATACAGAAGATTTGTATAAAAAATTTATA